TAGGTGCGAGTGATTATTTCATTCCATCTACCTACAAAGATGAATCCGGAAAAGAAAACAAGTGCTACAAAGTAACCAAGTTAGGATGTGATTTTCTTGCGAACAAATTCAACGGAGAAAAAGGCATCGTATTTACTGCCCGATACGTGAAACGTTTTACCGACATGGAGAAAGCCATAAAGAAACCACAGGCGGCATTGCCGAAAAATGATGACCCATTTGCAGATTGTTACATTGCAAAACAGCAATTGGACGCATCACGCGGAGCGTGGTTCAGAAAAAATAATTGGAAATTAAAAATTATCATGGAACAGTTTGGGTGGACGAGAAAATTTTTATATCACAAGATTCTCGTGGAGCTATCTGACATTTACGACTTAGAACTTGAAGAAAAGTTCTACGTGCAGAGGTTTGGCTATAGACCAGAGTACAAATTGGATTTGTTGGATGGCAGTAAAAGCCTTGCCAGACTTGCGACAGGATATATCAACTATTTATTAACAGAAGAAGGAGACTACTAAAATGGATGAATTTATCAAAATTGTATGTTCAAGTCAGCTTGACAATGAAACCGGAAATGCCTTTGTTGAATACTTCTCACCCTTAACAGAGAAGCTAAAAGGGTTATTAAGTGAAAATTTATATTCAGAGTTCGAGGAACTGCTTTTTAGTTGCTGTGCAAAGAATAATGATTTTTACATGACGGAAGGCGCGAAACTCGCTATAGAAATAATGAAAGGTTCTTACATTCCGAAAGTCTGACACAATTCCGGCGGCGATTCAAACCGCCGGATTTATTTTTGCCCTAGCGCAACGATGTTTTCTTTCGTAAAAATCAAAGACCGCGCAGCATAATCACTTTTGCTCAACTCTTCTATCAGCCTTTCCCTAGTCATTTCCGGATTCGTCCGGTGCACGTACTGTAAGAGTTCTGAAATTTTATCCATTATGCAACAACCTCCATAAGTTCAATCAATAGTCTGTCTGCTATTTCAAATACTTCTCTTCCGTATGTAGTCAAGAAGTCTGCTACAATTTCCTCTGTATCAATATCCATGTATACATTATACGAAAGACAGAACGCATGACATAATTCGTGGCATAACACACGGTCAAGGAATTTTCCGCGTAGATCATCCGCAAGATATATCGTTTTCGTGTCTCTGTCGGTCATGCCTACTGTTCTGCTTCCATCGCTTCTCTGTAGCATATCGCTGTAACGCGATACTTTGACCAAATTCCATATTTCATTGTTTATCGTGAACAATTTACCACCTCACAAACAAAGAGGGCAAAATGCCCTCTCTATTACATTTTCGTGACAAGCGTAGTCAGTTTTGTCTTGGTCAACTGTTTCTCTTCCGGGGACATGCCGGAAAACAGTTCGGTCACATCTTCCGAAAGAGATTTCATGTACTTTTCGAGTTCTTTCATCTTTGCGTCCTTATCTTCCGGTGAATTTCCGTTATGCATTTCCTTTGTCTCCATGTAACTTCTCCGGCTCATACCGGCTCTGCCCTCTCTTGCATCGTGAGTACCGGTACTCATGCCGTTATTTCCGCTCATAGGCTCTGAATAATACATCTTCCCCATACTCATTCTGTCAAGGTCTCTCATTCGGTCGTATTCCGGCATTCTCTCCCATTCGTGGTAATCTTCCGGCATCTGATGATAATATGGCGGTTCTGCATATCCTCTGCGTGTTCCACGCCCTTTCGGTGCGAATCTTCCGTTTGAGTACCGGTACTCATTATAGTATCTTCTTACCGGATAATCCCCAAATTCTTCCACCATGCGCATGATTTCTTCGTTTTCAGACTTTTTCATGGCTTCAACAATGTTATAGTCCTTGTCAAAGCATACGATGTTCTTTGCAATCTCCGTCCAATCCTTGAGATCATCAAGGTTTTGTCCCTCAAAATTCTCGATTCCGATGCCGTCAACATGGGCTTTCACGCAATCCATAATCTGTTTCGCAAACTTATGCATAATATCAAGCCTCCCTTACTGCAATCAAATTACTGTTCTGAACCTCGATAGCCTGTGTGGACGTATTCTGCACGGCTACGGTACTGCAACAACCGCAAGGCACATCAACGTATGCCTGCGCCGATACATTAAAGAAATTCTCAACTGCCGCAGGGGTTACGATCATCTTTGTTGACTGCAAAGGCTCTCCATCAACCGCGATTGCAAGCGAAATCTCTCCGACTGTGCCGCCTGTCGGAATCTGAATATTGCCGGAATACGATACCAAAAATCTAGCCTTGCACTGATTGGTGATACCTCTTAACTTGATAATCCCACTTCCCTGTCTGTGTACGATACATTTTGTTCCGTTCACTGCCGTTTCTGTAAATGCAACATCTTCTCCAACAGCAACGGTTTGTAATGCAATTCCTGTTACTTCCATTATTTTTACCTCTCTTTCACAAAATAAAAAACCACCAACTGAATATTAGTTGATGGTTTGAAAATCCATTATTTATTTTTTGTAGTCTGTAGCACACATTCCTATGCATTGCGGAGTTCCGTATTTTTCAATATAATCTTCATCTCCGTATCGTTTAACACAAACATACATTGTATCGTGCCAATTCGTTCTCGTATCTTCTGTTTTTGAAGTATGGTCAATTACAATGTCTGACATTTCAAATGGTGCATTTGCTACTCCTATCTTTTGGCAAAAGTCTTTATGAATTTGATATATGTATTTTTTCATATCATCAAAGTTTTCAAATTCCCTTGCCGTTTCTAGGGATTCAGATAATCCGCCTCTGTGTTCTCTGAAAATAACCATTTTGGCACTCCTTTCTTTTTTGAAAATTGTACCACGACTTTAAAAATCCATCAACTTAATATTCTGTTTCCAATGTGCAAAAGGGCAAACATTACAGTCTGCCCTTTGGTTATAAGTAATACTGCATAGCAGACATGATCGAGTTAAACTCAATTAAGATACTCAATTATTCAGTTTTAGCAGTTACAACCGGCGTTGCATCCGCATCCATATGCATAAGCATTTGGGTTAGGTACAACATATGCCGGAATAGCAGACGGATTTACCGCATTGATAATCTGCTGTGTCTGAGCCGCCATCTGAGTTGTAAGCAGTGCGCTCTGACGATCCTGTGAAGCTGCTCTGCGAAGGTCGTTATTTTCTGCCTGTAAGCTAGAAATTTTCTCATTGCAGAGATAATCAAGAATAGCGCGTGTTCCTGCATTCTGACTGTCGATAATGTCTCTCGTGTTGCTGTTCATGGTGTTCTGCAGTGCGCAAGTGTTAGTTGCCATGTTGTAGTTTACGCCTTGGATAGCTTCTCTTGTTTCACAGCAACAGTTAGCAAGCTGTGACTGCAATGCATTTGTATTCTGCATGTTAGCGACTGTATCAGCATTGATAGCCTGCTGAATGCCGAATCCGGTCTGCAAAATGTTTGTGTTGATGCCATTCATGCCGGTTTGCACTGCATAGAATCCGTCGCAAATTCCGTTTGTAATTCCGTCAAGCTTTGACACAACCGCCTGATTATCAAATCCGCGCTGGATTTCGCTTCCGACACCACCATTCATTCCGTTTCCTCCGAATCCGTTACCGAATCCACCCCATCCGAAGATGGCAAAGATAACGATAATGAACCATAACCATGAGCCTTCTGCGCCCCACCCGTTGTTATTTCCGTTTCCGTCAATGTTAGCGACAAGCGGAACGGATGCACAATTACCTGTGTTAAACATAGAATTTACCTCCATAATTCATTTTTATATACATAATCTTGCAAGAATTAGTATCACATTCCTAATTGGCTTTTAAACGACTCAAAAGCCTTATCTGCGTCAATTCCCTTTTCTTTGCACAAATTCCTAGCCATCTGCTCAATGCCTTTGGAATCTCCCTTCTGTGCCATCTGCATAGCATTTCTAGCCATAGGGTTGCTCATTACGTTGTTATTCCCCATCATTTGTTGTAAAAACTGCTGTGGGTTTCTCATTCCCTGTAACATCTGCATAGGATTCATTAAGACTCACTCTCCTTTTGTGTTCGTGAAGATTTTCTTTGCGTTTGCGAAGACAACTTATCTTCCAACTCTTCCATCTTTCCAAACAAGCAATCCAATTTGTCAGTAATAGCCTTTGCCGCATCATCAGATAGCCCTATTTCGATTCTTTTATCTTCACTTGAAGAATCTGCCATCTGCTCATTAAAAGGCTTGTAAACGGTCTTTCTGATTGTTCCATTGGCATCCCATTGTTTCGCTACGATTGCGCTCATGTCCTGCATCGGGAAGAACGCAACACTTCCATCCATAGGCACATCATTTGCCATGATTGCTGACTCCGACTGCACTACTTTTCCTTGGATTCCAAGAAACTGCGGTTGCATCTGCGGAATCTGTGGCTCTGGCTGTTGAAACCTCTGCATTGGGTTATACTGATATGCGGCATAGCTTGGGTTTGGGTTAAATGCCATATTCTGATTTTGCATCTGATACATTCTCTTCCTCCAATACTTCCTTGATTGCGTGAATCATTGCTGATTGGTACACAAGCGGAACCTTTGACACATCTTCTCTTGTTAAGATTTTTTCAAGAATTTCATCCGTAAATAACATTCCGCATCCCTCCTATGCTTATATTTTTGCATAAAAAAATACGGTTCTTCCGCAAAAAATAAGCAGAAAAACCGCATAAAAAAAAGAACGCCCAAAGCGTTCCAAGTCTACCATTTTCAGAAAAGAATCTAAAGCACTTGTGCAGACTCCTTTCTTTTGTGTTCAGTTTTTGAGTACCATTTTGAGTACCATTTTTTTTAAGACGCCGCAAACACAGTGTTTATGCGACTTTTAAAGCAGTCCGTACGGGAATCGAACCCGTGTTTCCGCCGTGAGAGGGCGGCGTCTTAACCGCTTGACCAACGAACCGTGTATTATACTATCATAGCACAGGCCATGCGTCAAGTACTTTTTTCAGAAGCCCGGTTATTGTTCCCCGGTTCCCCTGCAAGCAGTAACAAGACTTGTACTTTCTTTCCCATATGTATATAATTTGTATAAAAGCAACTCAGGAGGACATCAGAAATGAAACTTATCTCATGGAACGTTAACGGGCTGCGCGCCTGTGTACAAAAAGGATTTCTCGATTATTTTCATGCCGCAGATGCCGATTTTTTCTGCATCCAGGAATCCAAGCTGCAGGAAGGACAGATCGCACTTGATCTGCCGGGCTACCACCAGTACTGGAATTACGCCGAGAAAAAAGGCTACTCCGGCACGGCAATCTTTGCAAAACACGAACCTCTTCAGGTCACACGCGGCATCGGCACCGCAATCTGCGATACCGAAGGCCGGGTGATCACCCTCGAATATGACAGCTTCTATCTTGTCACCTGTTACACGCCAAACTCCCAGAACGAACTGGCGCGGCTTCCCTACCGCATGGAATGGGAAGATGCTTTCCGCGCTTATCTTCTTCAGCTTGACAGTAAAAAGCCGGTCATTCTCTGCGGCGATTTAAATGTTGCACACACGGAGATCGATCTGAAAAATCCAAAGACCAACCGCAAAAATGCCGGTTTTTCCGATGAAGAACGGGAAAAAATGACCGAACTTTTAAGCGCCGGTTTTACGGATACCTTCCGTTATTTTTATCCGGATGCCGAGGGCATTTATTCCTGGTGGTCCTACCGCTTTAAAGCCCGCGAGAAAAACGCCGGATGGCGGATCGATTATTTCATCACTTCCAGGCGGCTCGATTCCAGTCTCACCGGAGCAGCTATCCATACCGATGTATTCGGTTCGGATCACTGTCCGGTAGAACTGACGATAGAACTGTAAGTAATTTTTACTATTCGTCCCGAATCCGCTGCACAATACTCTCTTTGCTCATTTTTCGGTACTGCCCATAAGGAATGTGACGGCTATTATGAAAAAATCCAGTGTTTCAACGAACCCCAAAGGTTCCATAAAAACACTGGATGTAAAAAAAATGCTGTCATACGACAACATTCTTTCGGGTTGGGCTATTATATTTATAATAGTAGCAGTCCGTACGGGAATCGAACCCGTGTTTCCGCCGTGAGAGGGCGGCGTCTTA